ATAGCTTGACGCATAATTGGTTGAAGGGTCGTTATAAAACAATTCTTGCAAGATGGTTGAGCCACCGCTGATTGTTTTTACGTTACCGCGTTCTTTCAAACGAAGTAATAACGCGTTGTTGTTTGTTAAGTTATCTTGAGCCGATTTGGTACGGCTTTCGATGGTGGTTGCGATAATGTCACTAATCGCGCTGTTTGCAAATGCCATTGCTTAATCCTCGTAAAATTTAAAATCCGTGAAGGCGCATTGCCTGTCTAACGGCTTCTTCAGTAGTTGCAGGGATAACGGTTCGGTTCGCGCCCGCAGGTGAACCTTTAACCGATACCGCTGCTGCCTTTGCTGCCTTTGCAGCTTGGTCTGCCTGCGTTAAATTTTGACGATTCCCGCCGCCTTGCTGTTGAGCATAGACTTTTTGAAACGTATTATCGTTTAACCGCAATGCTTTTTCATAAGCATCATCTAAGTCATTTGCAAGTCCACGTTCTAGCAGGTCTGCCATCGTTGACTGCACCTCAGTAAAATACTCATGACGTTGCGCAAAATCCGAAATTTTAGACTGAATTTGAGCGTCTTCGTGACTTTGTTTAAATTCCGAAGCATCTCGCAGTTGTCGTTCTTTTTCGTCTAACTGCGCCTTAAGATTGTGCATGGTCGGGTCGTATGGCAAGCCGGCTAGCTGGTTCATATCAATCTGATAATCATGCGCTAATTTCATTAGCATTTCCGCTTTTTCTTGGTATGACCCTCGACGAAGCGTATGTTCTGTTTTTAGAAGATTGAAAAACGCGACGTCAGGCGTGACTTGCATTTCATCTAAATAATTTTTGTATGGAGCAATCGACTTATCAATGCTTTTAGCAAAGTTAGCCGCTGATTTATATTGCTCTATCCCTCTGTGGAACTGTTCTTCACGCTCTATGATATGCTTCTGTACAGTTTCTGGCAACTTTTCTAACTCGGCTGCCGCTTCAGCTTTCCATGATTTCCACGGAGAACGTTCAGGAGGTGGCGCTTTTACGGTTTCTTCTGCTTCGCTTGTAGATGTTGATTCTTCAAGTTTATCCAGCTCACGCCCAATAATATCATGGGTAGATTGACTTTCTTCTTCTACTGCAACTTCTTCAACTGAGTCTTCAGTCGTCGTTTCTTCGCTCATTTGGAGTCCTTAGTTAGTTTATTCTTGCGGCAATTTCTTGTCGCAACGTTTCTTTTTTACGCTTTTGCGCAAAATGGTCTACTTTGGGCGTCATGTCCTCGTTACCGACTTCACTGCACCCATTGTTCTTTAAATGCCTACGATGCTGACCTCTATCAGAAATCATACTGCCATCAATTTGTGACCTATAAGGTGCAAACTCGGCGTGTACAAAAGACGCTGAGATAACTCGCGTCATTATCGTGTCGCAACACTCCGGCAAATTGTCATAGTCTGCCAGCTTTCTGAAGATGTCTTGCGACGCTCCGCATTTCTTGCAAGTGACTTCGTACAGCGGCATTACGCGGCGTCCTCTGTCCATTCAAAGCTCAGGTACAAACTAGCACCTGCTGGGACGGCTTGCCCGTTAAAGTTAATCGCTAAAGACTCTGAAGTGCCTCTAAGAACGATGGCTTTGTCATTTCGAACGCCAAACTCATAGGATGACGGCAGTGCTGCCGCTCCCGGCGTTGCGCTAGCTGATAAGTATGTTTTATGGGCTTCTACCGCAATGCCTGTGCCTACTGCTGAAGGATTTGCCGTGTATAGTGCTAGTGCCGCTGTTTGCGCATCGTCGGCTGAATCTGACTTTGCAGCAGTTACGTTGGTTGATGTACCTCCGGTATTAGCGGTGGTGCGCTTAACAATGTAATGGTCGTAGATAGACGCTGTTGTAGCCGTTCCCACAACTTCCACTTTTGTTACGCGGATGACTTTTGTCGCCGAGCCAGATAGCACAAGCACGTCAGTAGCTGTTGCTACAGGTGTAATGTCTTGCGCAACATACCGAAATGTGGCGCGTGTCCCGTTGGTACTAATACCTACGACATTGCCGTCGGCTCTTGCAGCCACTGGAATACCAGTGCTACTAACGGCTGAAATAACTTCAAATCCCATTTTAATCTCCAATCATAATAATAAAAGTATGGCTTCTTCGTCATCACGCTCGTCTTCAAGCATTTGCGCGATAGCAAGTTCTAGTGCAGCCTTTTCAGTTTCCATGCGGAGGATTGCTTCATAGTCCTCGACAAAGGTGCTCGGTTCTTCTTCAACTTTAGGTGCAACCTTAACCTTTGGCTTAGGTTCTCCGGTCACTGCTTCAACAGCATCTTCAATTGCTTTCTTAACGTCGGCGCTGTTGTTTTTATATTCTTTCTTTTTAGCTTTTAAGCCGCCGCGTCTAGGGTCTACCAAGAATGGAGGTGTTTCCGAGCCTGTGGCTTCAAAAGTAATATCATCTAGAATAAGCTCTAACGGCCCTGATTGAACCTCATGACCTGACGCTACAAAAGCAATATCCTCTAATGTAAGCGCTAGCGTACCGTTGTTGACGAACCCGCCAACAGCCGCAAACGTAATGTCATCAAGCGTAACGGCTAACGTGCCGTTATGCTTTAGCGTCCCCGTACTAGCAAACGTGACGTCATCAAGCGTAACAGCTGACGTGCCGTTATGCGTTAGTGTTCCTGCGCCAGCAAACGTAAAGTCATCAAGCGTAACAGCTAACGTGCCGTTGTGCGTTAGCTTTCCTGTACTAGCAAACGTGACGTCATCAAGCGTGACAGCTAACGTGCCGTTATGCGTTAGTGTTCCCGTGCTAGCAAACGTGATGTCATCAAGCGTTAGGGACGCAGTCGCTTCAATGGTAGACCACTGCGCGGTGTCCCATATTCCAGCGTCCCATAATGCCATTACGCGTTACCTTCCGTAATCGTTGCAGATGAAATTGCCACACTGTCGCCAGTTGTGATAGATGTACTTGATAAATTGATATTGCTCGCTGACGTGCCAACTGTTAAGCCCGACACCACCAACGTAGTCCCGTCCGATTTATAAATGCTTGCGTTAGCCGCTGTGCCTGTTGCGCCTGCTGTGCCGGCGGTAATTGCGCTTAACGTAAGTACGCCGCTAGATGCCGCACCAGCAAAAGGTGTTCCGCAAACGCACTCCACTAATTGAACCGCGCCAGAAGTATAAATTCTAAGTTTTGCGCCGTTGCCAGCAAAAGTAGTGATTGCGTCCGCGCGAGTATTGCGCAGAGTGGTATTAAGTGAAACTGCCATTTATTTGACTCCTATAATTTTGCCGTTAGCGTCCCGAACAACTTGTTTTGGACGAGTTACTTGGTTGTGCATTTCAGACATTCTGTCGAGCAATGCTTGATTTTGTTGATTTGCCATTGTCATCATTTGCGTCATATTCATGTTAACACTGTCGATAACATTCCCCAGTGAGCTTGACAATAATTGGCTAACTTGCGGTGTTCCCGTTTCATCAAGCTCTGTCATTGAGTCAGGTTCTTTATTTGCGTTCAGTGTTAAGACGTGTTGTTTCATGCTATTTTGAGCTTGAATTTGCGCGATGGCAATTCTAGTATCGTTATCAAGCTGTGTTTTCCATTTATCAAACTCAAGTTTAGCTTGTTCAAGTTGATTGCTAGCTTGAAGTTTAACCTGTTCAAGTTGCATTGTCGCTTGTTCTGATTGCTGTTGTGCTTGCATCTTCATTTGGGCAATTTGAGCCTCTGCTTGTGTACGTTGTTCGTCTTTGCTTGGCGGCTGCGGGCCTGCTGCTTTTTTGGTCGCTTGGTCAACAAACTGCTCAAGGACACCTTCAAGTTCTCTGCCCGCTTTAAACCCACGAACGCCATAAAGCAATAGCTCTCCAACTAACGGCGCCATTGCAGGGTCTTCTTTAACCGCGCCAATGCCGTCTTTAATAAAACCGCTCACCGCCGTCAAAAACTCCATGCGGTTTTGTTTTTCAGTCTGCTTATCAAGCTCAACTAGCGTGTCTGTTTCAATATCAATATTAAAAACCCTAGCAGGCTCATTTTTAAGCAGCTGAATCGCCTCTTGCGCAAATTGCGCGTCAGGCGTGTTCATAATGCCTGATACTTCAACTAAGGTCTGTGGTTGGTATTTCGAGCAGATAATCTCTGACTTCATGCGTAGAATTTCACGCGCGAAGCGATACAACCCGTCTTTCATGTTGCCAAGGCGCAGTGACGCAAACTGACTCTTAATTTGCTGTGCTGTCGCGGTTTCACTCGCTACTGACGCGCCACGCATGATGTCGGACAGGCCAGTTGTTTCGTAAATGATTTGCTTACATGACTCACGCGCTTGATATAGCTGTTGCAGCGCAGACGCAACGTCGCCAAGTGGCATAAATTGCACAGCACCTTGCAATCCGCCTTTTTCAACAAACGCCGCCCAGTTTTTGACAGGAACAAGCACCCCATCGTTACCTTCTTTCATCAAGCGTTCAATTGCAGGCTCGTCCGCCGCGTAGATGCCCATGACTTTGAGTGCTTTGGTCAAATGCTTAATTCGACCTGTTAGCTCGTCAATCTCGTCTGCTTGGTCTTGATAGAGTAGGAAATCTGCTACAGGAATCAGCGTCCCTGTCGATGTAGTGGCAAAGTAAGGCTTAGGGCAGGGGAAGAAGTTTGAAAGCTCTAGCGGGTCATCTCTGTGGTCTAAAATGACATCGTACTGCTCCGCTATCCAATAGACGCATTTTTCTGCTTTTGACCAAATTTCCCAGATTTCTGCCTTTTTATCGGCTTTAGTGGTTTCTTTGTCGCCGTCTTTACGGTTTGATGTATTAGTTAAGGGGACTTTTTCAAAGATGTCGCCAAAGCGTTCTGTTCCTTCGTCTAACGTCATATAGACGCGACGCGCAACCCACGTCACCTCGTCCCACGTCCGAGCAGGTAGATGCGCAAAGTCCTGCCAATAGACATAATCCACCGGTGTTGTTTCAGACACAACGTGTTCGTAGACTTCCGTCTGCGCCAGCCCGTTTTCTTCGTCCAACGTGCGCTCAGGTGAGTATTCTTCGCCGCCTACTTCCGCATAATTGGTAATTGAAGGCTCAAACGCTTCAATCTTAGGTTCGTAGCGCAGCCATGCCACGCCTCTGCCCGGAAGTAGTCTATCGTCCACCACGCAAGACAGCGTATCGTGAAAATCGGGGTATTCTTTAATTTCAAAGTCAAGAACGCGCTCTAAAATCATCGCCGCTACTCTGCCGGCGTTATTTTTATCGTCAAAACGTCTTGAAATGTCAGGATTGGGCGGTTTTGCGTAAATTGCCGGTTTTAGCGTCTGTACGTTAGACCAAAGAATGTTAAATCGTGCGTCCGCTTGCTCTGCGTCCTTACGCTCGTCGCGGTAGCGCTTGACAATCTTCTCGCCACGCTCTGTCCACTTCTTATATTCTTCTTGGTAGCGCGATATTTCGTCGTGCCAAGGCTGTGCTGATAGTTTGTCACTCATTATATTCGTCTACCTCTACGTTTCGAGCTGTGTTCCCACAACTCCTCTAAGGA